CACAAGAGTCAGATTATCTGTGACCATATTTTGAATGGTATCATTGCTTGAAGATGAATCAAAGTTTATATCTCTCAGATAAACTCGTTCATCTGCCAAGTCAACTGCTACATTCAGTCTTCTTGCTAATCTTGCGAAATCTCTAGCTTTACTTGCCATTTTACTCCGACAGTGTTGAAAGTGGCTCTTCTGTTGGACTATCTATATCACTAAATGGTATATTCATTACAGTTAAGTATTCTTTCAATTTTTCATAAGCAATGGCAAAAGGATTACCCTCTGAGTTTCGCTCAAAGTGCATCGGAAATCTCTCACTGGATAAAGCATTTGACATAAAGGCAGATACATCTCGATCCCAATAATAGTTTGCTACAACTTCAGTATGATTTTTATTACCTACTAAAGCATCAATCTTCAAATAAAGACTCTGTTCTCGCCCTGCTATTTTTTTAGTAACTTGTAATCCCATAAAGTATTTCTCCTATGTTCCTATTCTTTTAGCTCGCCAGTAGATGTATTTGTCATTTGATTGACTAGTAGTATGTCTTAGTTCAATATTATAATCGTATGTTGTTCCTGTAATTCTTGCTTCAACATCACCGGACCAACCAGCTCCTGATGTTTGTTTAAAAATTATTCCTTGAGCATAAGTAACAGACACACGAATTACACCAGTAGTATGTAAACCACTATATGCTACTGAAACGGATATATCAAAGATTTGATGACCATTCAATCCTCCTAGTATTGTGTACCAACTACCATTAGCATATATATTCCCTGAGCTATCATTAAATCTTTCATACGATGGATAAATGTGATTAACATGTAAATTGTTCCATTTATTATCTACAAGTCCTAATGATGGTTCACCATTTACGGCAGGATAAAAATTACCACTTTGATCCATTATGATTCGATTGGTATCAGATGCATTCAAGATCATTGTGTCATTATCAGCTTTTATACCTACAGGGCTATTAGCACCATCTTTAAATTCTATTGACGATATATTAGATAAAAAGGTTTCACTCAATTTTGACAATGGAACGGAAGCATCTGTAAGTTTCACACCTGAGATTGTTCCACTAATTTTGTTTTCAGTGATTGAAGTATCAGAAATGTTTTCACCGCTAATTGAATTCGCAGTAAAATTTGTATTCGTCAAACTTCCATCGACTAATTTATTCGCATCAATACTATTATTTGCCATTGATGTCATATCAAAGTCAGCAAGACTTGTCACCTTGTCTTCAAAAAAGAAGTTACCAGAACCGTCCGCAACTAAAATTTGACCATTGTTTGCTGTAGAATTAACATCAACTAAATTTTTGAATTCAGTGTTCGCAAAGAAGTATCCATTTGCATCGCCTGTCAAGTATTGTGCTGATGACATTGAAAGATTAACATCAGTCAATTTACTAAATGTTGTGTCTCGAAAATGAAAATGATTATTTGCGCCAGCAACTAAAACTTGATCAATGTTTGCTGTAGAATTGACATCAGTTAATTCATTGAGCGTTGTATCTCGAAAATAGAAATAGCCATTTGCATCTGTTGTTAGAACTTGATTGTCTGTAGCTGAAAGAGTATCGACATCTGTAAGAGAAGTGAAGGTAGTAAAAGATGTATTACTATAGATGGTTCGATTCTCAGTGTTTGCGATATCAATTGTTCCATACAAATCAATTGTATCATTCATTTCTGGAGCAACAATAAAACGAATGTGCTTACTGTCTTGACCTATTTCGTAATCTAAATTTTCTGTGAGCTTGATACCATTCTGAAAGACAAGAACAAAGTTTTCGTAATAGTCAACCGCAAAAACGGTTTGCTCACCATCTCCCAAATACTGTCGACGATTAGGTTCGATGGTGGTGAGAATCTTGCTTTCAGCTGGGGAAGGTGCTCCAATAAATGCCATAGTTTGCCTTTAGAATAACCATCCTGCGAAAATAATACCATCTGGGTAAAATGTCGAATTACTATGCACTCGCACTGAAGTATAATCTCCCGCATCTAAGTTTTTAAGTAAGAAGATTGTTATGTTCGATTGAACATCAGCACCATCTCCTGGACCCGCATCAACATGCATTTGACTCATGTTAGGTGAGTATTCAGTATTGTTGATATAGAATCTTGGGTAAATTGGTGCGGTGCTATCTTGACCTGTGAAAGACAGTATAAAGTAATAAGTTCCTGTGATTGGTGCTGTAAAAATTCCTTTTTTATTATCAAAATGATCGCCATCATTACAAATTACTGTTCGCCAGTTACGAAGATTTGCACTTGCTAAGTGTTGTGTTCCTGCGACTTGAAAGGCTGGTCTACGATTGTAGACATAACCTTCATCTGAAACTCCCCAAACTTTATTCTCACCAGCATAAATTGTGAATTGATCTGATGTTGTGTTATCCGAATCGGCATTTGTGACGCCAGAAACTGGATGATGTTCAGCACGAACTGTGAAAGTGTGATGAGGACCAGGAAACAAATAACGAATGACACCATTCTCTTTTACAAATACTTCTGTTCCATCGATTGTTAGATTTGCTGCCATTTCATCCTGTCATGTTAAGTGTACCGTGTTCGCCTATCACAAGATTCGCTGAAACATCGAGTTGACCAATTACATTGAGTGTGCCTTCAATTGTAGCATTTGGCACAGAAACAGGACCACTGAGAATAGCAGAGTAATTGAGCGGAACTTCCACATCATTTGAAAATGTTTTTGAATTGATTCCAACGATCACAGATTTCTGTTTAGCTTGACTAACTGCCATTTATCCTTATAATCTTACTTGTAAAAAATGTATGTAACTTATATATTTATCAGAAGTTCTATCTTTCTGGCCAGTGGTCAAAAACTAATTCATTCTTCTCGTTGAGTGTTGGAGCAGGAATGTTACCCTGAGTAATTTCTTGAAACAAATCACGAAGAGCATTACGATAGTCAATCAAAGCCTGGTCTGAAATATTTCGCTCAGAATTTCTTTGAACTTCCCAATCAGTTTCTGTGAGAAGAGAATTTCTTTTTTCACGGCATAAAGTGAATGCGTGTCGTTCTCTCATCTCTTGGATTTTTTCTTCTACCTCTTCTTTTGATGGAGGATTTTCAATACGCCAATGAATGTATGAATAGTCATCAATTGTATCTGTTGGTGAATGAAATGGATACCATTGGCCAGGATAAAATTCATTAAGTGTATATGTAAGATTCATGGCATTACCTCATAAACAATTATACTTGAACTCATTTGTTGATTTCGAGCATCACGCTCATGATTTGGATTTAGATATAAAAAGGGTTTATCACCTGAAGAACCGTTATATGTATTCCACCCAAAATCAATTCGACAATCTCCCTTTTGAACATTTGACCAAAGACAACTTCCAACAATAATTGTAGTCTGGTCATCTCGATTCCATTGACCATCATATTGATAAGCAACACCATGGTCCCATTGATCATTTAAACAAAGTCCTACACCGCAGTTTCCGGAATAATAATAAGCACCAAAAACTGTACAGGTTGCAAAAATATCTGTATCATGTCTTTTCTTTTCAAAATTTCCACCAAATAACTTTCTTGTATTTGAATCAGATATTGATATTTGTTCACTGCTTCGAATCATTATATTTGAAACAATATGACCTGAAGGAAAAATTACATTTGGTGTAATGACTGGCTCTTCAAATCCTTGCTGTGATATGACAGTCTTATTATGTAATACAATATTTGCCATAATTATCCTAAGAGATGTCCAGAAAAGTATCCAAGATTATCACCATAATACCAATCGCCTGAATTTGCGTGAATACCAAAGGTGATATAGTCACCAGGTTCAAGGTCAATTGTTAAACTTATAAAGACTTGTTCATGATAATTTGCTGATGTCTGACCAAAATAAGAATAACCAAATCCTCTTGAATTTATTGCCGCATCATTTTTGAAAAAAGTTATTTCTGCTGAACCATTTGTTGTATGCTGTCGATGAAGTGCGCTTGCCAAAAAACAGTAAATGCCTTTGATTGGTGCGCTGAATCGATAATTTGAAGTGTTATAATGATTACCGTTGTTCAATCTCACTTCAGGAAAAGGAAAGTTTCCCGAAGTTATACTTGCGCCACCAGACCGATAAACATAGAAGGCAGGAATGTTGGGTGATGAAACATAACCCTGATCTGTGATGCTCCACAGATTGTTCTCACCTTCATAGATTGCTAGTTGACCTCTTTCAGCATCACCTGAAATGGGTGCGTCAACACCTTCAAGACGAAAATGTCGATGAGTAGTTCGAAAGTGTTGCTGAAGTAAGCCTGACTCCGCACTTGTGAATAATGTTTTTCCGTCAATGCTTAATGTTCCCATTGCTTACGATTGTGTGATTGTTCTTAAACGATTGATTGTATCAACAACACGATACGATGAATATCTTCCAAACTTTGTCATTTTTTCCACACCATCTGTATAGATTTCAATCAAGTCATTTTTGCGAAGTGAAAATGTGCGAGGAATTCGTATGTCTTTTCCATTTGCCGCAATGTATTCATCTTCAGTCAATTGTTTTTTGTTGACAAAAACTCTTATAAATCCAGGTGTGTATGAACGATTGAGAAAGAATATATAGTTCTCAGGTTCAGAAGTGTCGGCAAATCTTCCTCTCAATGAAATTCTTTCAGATGAAACTTGAACTGGTGAGATTTTTGGAAGAGAGCCGATTCTTCTCATGGCATCTCTTCTCGAGCAGCCTCTGCTTCAGCGTTTCGAACGGCAGCAGTTTTGATCCAGCCTCGTTCAAAGGCAGCCGCAACAATTTCATCCTTTGAGCCAGGCATTGATTCGCCCACTTCAATATATTTTTCAACAGCAATCTTGACGATTTCATCAACTGCAATTCGTGCTCGATTTTTAACTACATTGTCAATCCAATCTTGCTGACTCAACGCTACAAAAGAAAGTGCTTGGTCTTCAGTGTTTGTAAGTGAAACAGTATAATCCATTTTTTTCCTATGATTGTTCTACGAGTGAAAGAATAGCATCGAATGAATTTGAAGTGTCAGCACTGACAGAAATCACATCATTCGCATTCAATATCATTTTATTTCCATTCATTATTTCGAGTGTTGATCCGGCAGCCATTGCAACATCTTTCAGAACATGAACTTCTTGTCCGGCATCATCATCGGTATAATGAACAGAAGTGGTCAGAATATCATCAGTTAGATTTGACAACGAGAAGCCAAGAACAATTGCAGTTGTGTTTTCTGGAACAGTGTAGATGTTTGCCTTGTCCAGAGCAACTGAATAATTGAGGTCACCGTTATATGTTTTTGAAAGTAATTTATTCGCCATTTAATTAGCCAAATATAATTGAGTTGATAAATGCTTCTTCTTCAAGAATTGCCATCTTGTTGTTCATATCTGTTTCAAGCGAAGTGACCATTGTGTTTGTTGAATTACTTAGGCTTGAAATCGTGTTGGCAATTTCTTCATCCGGTGTGTTCTGAAGATCGGAATAATTCACAGAACTAAATGTGAAACTTCCATTTGCGTCTGTTGTCAACACAAGATTAGCAGTCTCACCGTCTTCTATATTTAGTTCTGTCAGCTTTGTTGGTATGAATGGTAAACCTTGAATGTGACTGTATTGAACATTCGCAAAATAGAATTCACCATTTCCGTCCGTTGAAAGAAAACTGTTTGCTACAACATTGACATCAACACCTAAGTCAAACAAATCAACAGGTATAGTAGGTTTGTTTGCTAAGTCATTATAGTCATTTCCTAAGTGAATGTCAACAAAGTTGAAGTTACCATTCGCATCCGTTGTCAGAACCGTGTTTGCTGCTCCATCGACAATTCCAAGATCAAGAAGACTCGAAGGTATCGAAGGTGTGTCAACAACGTTGTTGTAATTAATCGAATTTAATAATAAATTTCCTTCACTGTCTGTTGTGAGAAATTCATATGTATCAGAACCACCAGATGGTATGTTTGGTGTGTTGGTCAGATTATTATAGTCAATTTCTTCAAATGAGAAAAAGCCTGCTCCGTCTGTTGTCAGGACCATGTTCGCAGACCCATCTGAAATGCTCAAGTCAGTCAGAACAGAGGGAATGCTTGGTTGATTTGACAGATGAGTGTAGTCAATGGTCTCGAAGCTGAACAGACCTCCACCATTCGTGGTGAGGTATGTGTTGGATGTGCTGTCCAGAATGCTCAAATCTGTCAAGGTCGCTGGTATTGACGGCTGGTCAACCAGATGCTCATATGAGAGAGATTTAAAGGAAAAAACGCCATTTGCGTCTGTGTGCAGAACCGTGTTGCTTGTGTCTCCATCTTCAAAATCTGAAAGGTCTGTCAAGCGGTCAGGTATGAATGGATGGTCGGTCAATGAAGAGTAACTAACAGAAGCAAAGGAGAAGTTTCCATTTGCGTCAGATGTTAGATATTGACCAGTGTTTGAGGCATCCGAAATCTGAAGGTCAGTCAGCACATAGGGAACTTCAAATTCTGTGCTGATATATTCATCAATGTTTTTATTTGTGAACTTAAGTTGTTCTGGATTGTAGATAAAGATGTCACCTTCAGTCACATCTTTTGTCAAGCCAAAACGAACTGCGGTATTATCAACAACTGTATCTGCATGAGTGATATCATCGACACCGATGATTCCTGCATCCACATATGAATTGTTGAATGAAAGGCCACGAAAGGTTTCACCAACATATTTACGGTTGAGATCCGTATACAGTTTGGCGATTGAGAGTATTTTACTCATTTGTTTTAGTCTACTTCGAGGATACTAAGAGCAACGTCTAAACTATTTGTAGCATCACATTTGACTAATAATGAATCATACTTTTGAAGAACAAGTTTTTGACCAGCAAACATCTCAAGTGTACTACCTTCAGGCACAGTGATATTATGTAAAAGAGTGACATCTTCATTTATCTCAGTGTTATCACTTGTATTTGTCTCCAGGTTCACACTTGCAGATATACTTGCGTTTGCTTTGTTTGATAAGATCAATCCAAGAACAATTGCTGAATCCACGGTGGGTGGAACAGCATAAACGCTTTCAAAGTTTGATGTCGAAATGTTCGCTTTTGTTTTAAGCTTGAAAGTGTTTGCCATGATTTATTAGACTCTTGAAATTGATATTTGACTTCTTTGATAGAAGCGATTAGTGTATTCACACCAAATTCGATCACCAACAGTGCATGGTATAAAATATTCTCTTGTTCTTTCTGAGTCATTCAAGAAAATCCAATCTTGAAAATGTTCAGTTATATCGGCATTATTGTGTGGTGGTTTTGATGAAACTAATCGAAACTGAGCATTTGGAAATGTTGCAGGTGAAACCATACTTAATGTAACACGATAAACACCATTTGCGGGAACATTGTATTCAAAGTTTCGAAAGTCAAAACCTCTTGTGATGTAAAATCCATCATCATTGTTTGGTGGATTTTCTGATTCAATTACATCAAAAGGAAATGGTAACCAAACACCTAAGTTGTTATCAAAAGTTGTTGATGAATCATAACCACCAATTGCTGAGACATAAACTGCTTCAGTATTTTGAGTGAGAACTTCAGTGATCACCGTTTGTGATGTGATTGATGCGGCAGCAATTGGTGCGCTGAATTCAATCTCACCATTTGCATTGATTTCAATTGTTTCAGAACCCAAATGAATTGTGTCACTTAGATGTAGATTTCGAAATCTTTCTGTCAATGAACCCAGGTCATAAACAGCATCTGTATCTGGTATCAAGGAACTTGTGACTGTACCATTCACTTCATGTTCTTTTGCAATCCATTCAGTGTTGATTGGGTCATATGTCAGCACTCGTTCTGTTGTTACACCTGTTACATTGACATCACTCAGATCATCAATACTGATTGTGATTTTGTTGTTTGCGGCTGAGATATCTTTATTTTCAAAAACATTTGTGTCAGTGAGATATGTGTGAACATTGAAAAGTAGATTTGTTCCATCACCAATTGTAGCATACACATTTGCCATCTGACCCATGAGCATATCTGTATTTGCTACATAAGATGCTAAGTTGGATGAGACATCAATGATTTGTGCTAATGTGCTTGAACCTACAAAGGAGATGGTTGAGCCATCTCCCAAAGCACTGTAGATTTCATTGAACATGTGATTGATTTTTTCACCACCGTCACGAATTGTATCACCTGTACTATCATTCGGAAATGCTCCGATGTTTATAACATGTTTACCTGCTGGTAATGCCATTTGTTACTTATTGATTAGAAGTTAAAGTCTAAATTGATTCTTCCCCATTTGTCATCTGCTACAGCAATATAAACAATATTTCCATCGATCACCATATCTCCCATTGTTCCAGCGGCTGTGTTTGACGTAGGAACACTCATACCAGATTGAATCTTCAATGCCTTCATCAACTCAGATTGTGTAGTCGCAAGTGTAGCATTTGTTTGTGAAAGTTGACTTTGAGTGTTCGCAATTGCTTGATTACTATTCGCAATGGAAGCATTCAAGTTGTTTGTTGTGTTCGCAATGGAAGCATTCAATGTGTTTGCTGTAGCATTCAAAGATGTTTGAACATTTGTTACAGAAGGATCCGCAATTTCTTTTGAAATTTCAAGAGAGTAACTATATGCTTTATTCAGAATTGTGGCAATATCACAATTCTCAGCAAGTGTCTGTCCATTGAGAGCAAGAATACTATCAAATGATTCAAACGCAAGAACAGGTTTACCCGCATCAGCATCCACTTGAAAATTTTCAGAGAAATTTTTATATTCACGGGTGCCAGATTTTGCTACAAGAGCCAAACGAATTGAAGAAGCTTTATCAAAATCAATCAATACAGTTTGTAGGTCTCTTGCTTTAAGTATAAGACCACCAATACCGTCAATAACTACACCTTCCATATTATAATCTTTAGGTTGATGCTCAATAGCACCTGTCATTTCAAAATGATAAAAATCTTTTGGTAGTTGACGATAAATTTTATTAGGCTTATCATTGTCTAAAGCAGTTTTGTCATTATATAAACGAATTTGAAATTCATAGCGGTCATCAAAACGAATACCATATTTACCATCAACTGGTAATTGATATGGATAAATTGCCGTATTGATTTTTGGAATTTCAGTAATTTTATGCCACAAGAAATTGTTTGCTGTTGACATTTGTGGATCAACTAAACGCTCAACAGTTACTTTTGAACTTGCTGTAACTTTTTGTGTAGTTGATAGAATTATATTTGGGAGTTGCAACACAGTTGTAGCTGAGAGCGGACCAGCTGGAGCATTTGGTGGTATTTGAAGTTGTGCATAACCATACTTATTTGTCATGAACTCATACATCGCATCATGCCAATCAAGGTCGAGTTTGCTATTCACAGTAACTGTTTTACCAACATCAAGCATCAATGTTGCATCTGCTCCAAAGCTTGTGGAACCAAATTGATTTAATGAAATTTGTTCAACCCAGGCTACTGCTTGTTGGTGAATAGGACGAGTCCATTCATTTGCGACAAGTTTCATACCCGGTTGTCCCCAATCTATGATCTCAAACTCAGTCAAGTAGTATTGATTACGAACTCTTGACATTGCTTCATAATTAGGATTTGTTTGATCACCGCTATATGAGGAAACGTAGTCGCTCGGTTGTAACTGATCAGTAACAGCGGGAAGAGCATAATATCTTAAGTATGTTCGTTGTCCCTGTTCAATCACAATCGCAAGTTTCTTTGCATTATACTGGAACCCAGGATGATAAGGAGCAATTGTTCCACCTAATTCCAAGTTAAATTTGTAATGAGTTGTTCCAGTTGCAAATTCACGATTCGTAGCATAAAGTGAAGCCATTCCCAAAGTAGCACCGTATAATGGAACAGTGTTACTGTGAGGTGTCATGGTTGCTAAAGGTAATGAATAGTTGTGAAGTTGACCCTCACCTTGAAGATACATAGTATCTCTTGCTGTATCAACATTTACTTCAAAGGTAAATTCATCAGCATTTCCATTGATATTATAATAGTTTACTGATGTATCATACTGAGCAAACATGCTGACATTAAACAGTCTTGTATTTTTTGTTGCTTCCCATACAAGACCGGCTGTTGAAGGACTCTTTTTAACAAACCATTCAGAGGTTGTTTCAGATGTTTGTCCTGGATATTCTTGAATAAATTTATATACAATTTTCCAACGCACTGGATTTTGACTACTGTCTACTTCGACTTCATAAACATTGATTTCAAACTTATTACCATAATCACTATAGGCCCATTCAAGCCCATTCAAAGGTCCTGATGCAATGTTTCTTGAATTTTCCCAATCGAGTTGTTCAAATTGAGGACTATTGCGAACGATTTTTCCCCATTCATCTAGTTCTTCAGTACCTTCAAGAGATGGGAATTCTTTTGCTACTTGAATTTGTTCACGAATATTTGCTTTCAGTTTCGCTTGATAGCCAGGAGCTAGTTTATAAAAACTATCTGGCGCATCAATCAAAGCTCCGAAACCTATGACAGGATCATTTGGTGCTTCAACAGTTTGATATCTTCGAGCTTGTTTACCATCATATTGCATCTCATTCTTAAGACCATACTTAGAAGAATTTTTATACCACCCTCGATCATATACCACATCAAGTGCCTTGAGAGATCCACCAGATGTTGAAAGTTTTGTTGATCCTAAGTGAAATGAATCTGCGCTCAAATATAGGTCACGGAAGCGTTTATCTGGACTTCCCAAATCATAAGCTATATCTGACTTAGGGATAAAGCTTCCGTCAATAAATGTTGAAGAACCTTCTTTACCTAATGTTTTATTTTCAAGGTTTTGCTCACCTTCTGTAGTAAGAACTTCACCTTGTTTTGATTTGTCTCTCTTGACAACACTAAACTCAAGAGAAGCTTTCTTAGGATCAAACCAAATATGTGGTCTTCGTCCACGGCTTGATTTGTAAGCATTCCAAATTGTAGGATTCATAATATTAATTGTACGGTTGTTCACCATTACAAATGTGTTTGATCCTATTTTATCATTGAATTGATTATTGATTGACTTTGTGGCATCAAAAGAACGAGCAGTTGGTGTCAGATTATATTCTTGACGGTCTTGTCTGTTGATTGTCAATGCGAAAGTAAGTTCTTTGATTGGATCTTTTTTTGCTTGCTCAAGAAAATCAAAAACTTTACCATCTGAGCGAGTACCTTTGACAAGCTTAATACGATTTTGACCAGTGAATTGGAAGTAATCACTTTGCTCAACAGGCTTGTCTTTTGTGAATGGATGATAAACATTTACAAGTGTATCTTCAGAAGAAGAAATTTCATACCACTCAACCCAAATTGATGGTCGTGTGACACCATTACTATCAACCCAAGTCATTCCAGCGTCACGAACTTCTTTTACATAATCCCAATATTGTTTACCGGGAACTTTTGAGCCATCAGATTTTTTGAGAAGGTTATAAACCCAGACACTTCCGCAGTCGTTATCCTGCCAGAAACAATCACCTCCTGTATAGTTGTCAGTGTCAACATCCCAAAACTTTCCGCTTCTTCCTGGACACATTACAATGTCACCATTCGGTCGTCGAATGTAAGTTTTGATTGTATTTTTAAGCCAAATGTCTGAACCAATTGCAGCACCATTCATATATGCTGGCCAACCATTGTCAAAGATTGCGATACCGCATTCTGGATTTGTTGACGTTTGAACCATATCCCAATTTTGATATGAGTCCATTGTAGCTTGTAATTTATCAGGACCAGTTGAAAGAGTCAACTTTAGATTTGCGTAATATCCTTTACGAAGTCCAATAAAACGATGCTCTGGACTTCTTACATTGACTGCTACAACACCATCAATAATACCATGAGGTTGACCCAAAACAACAATTTCATCACCCTGAAGTAAAGCATTACTGTCCGATTTTCGACGAACATCAGCCCTTCCTGAAACTTCATTATGAAGTACCGTTGGTCCCATCGCAACATTTAATTTCAAATTATATTCATACTCAGGCTCAAGAGTTGTTCTCATGTTGGGAACATCAACAACTGCTCCTGGTATTTCTTCATTGAATGTGATTTGTCTTGGATGTGAACTTGTAAATTGATCTGTAGTAAAGTAAACTTCTGTTTCAGCTTCAAATGGAGCGAGTGGTGCGCTGAACTTAATTTGACCACCCTCATCTGAAATCTTTTGTTTACCAAAATGAATTGAACTACCGCTGATGTAAAGGTCACGGAATCTTTTTGATGGTGATCCTAAGTCATATAAAACATCTGCTGTAGGAATGAGAGATCCTGTAACTTGATTGTCTAATGAAATTTGTTTGATTTCAAAAGCAAAACTTGTTGCTGTGCTATAATCAGTAGCAGCATCACCAACCAACATAATTGTTTTATAACTAGTAATTTGAAACCCTGAAATACCTGGCTCAGCTTTTCGATGGTCTGGAATTGGACCATAAGTTACAATCTCACCTGTAGGTTTTGTAATTTTTACTTGTGCTTCAATACCAGGTTGAAACCCAGGAAAATTGTCAATGAAGTTTGTGGTTGAATCTTCAGCATCTGTGAAAAGAGATGTGTCTAAACCGGGAAGATGATCTTTAGTTACACCTGCTACTTCTGTTGTTTCGTATGAACCTAAAGGATTAAAATCCCAATTGCCATTGGCTGTCATAACAGGTGTTTCTGAATATAAGAACAAACTAATATCACTTGTATCGACAACAACATCCTCAGCTTCTACTTCTTCAATCTCAGGTTCAGGTTCTGCGGGCACAAATTCTTTTGTAATTGTAAGAACAACTTGAGAAGCAGTTCTTAACTCATCAGCAACACCATGAGTTAAAGGTTCTTTATTATAAACTACTAATGAACTAAGTGAACCAAAAGACATAAAATCTTCATCAGCTTTATCTGTATCTTTTGGTGGATTGCTGACATAATCTTTATCACTTTTGATTGTGCTAAATGTTTTTGCTTCACCATTTGCTGTCAAGTAACTAATTGTATACTTTATACCATCCTCAGGAATTATAGGATTTCTTGTATTGATATTCAATCCTGGGTAAGCTGGCTCAGCAATGCCACTGTTATAAGGATTTGGCTGAGAAGGTAGAGTTGCCGATGTCACTAATATAGAACTATTTGCATAAACAACACCGCCCATAGGATTGTAGTCTACCATACAATCATAAACACCCAAGACATTTTTTTGTTCAATGCCATTTGGTCCAGCTGAAATTGCTAAGTTACCAAGATGTAATGTGCTGCTTGAAAGATACAAATCACGGAAGCGATGTGTTGAAGAACCCAAATCCCAAGTGACATTTGCGTCAGGAATTAAGTGACCTGTAACACGACCATCAACTTCATGAGTGACAGGCACCCATTTTGTTCCATTATACTGAAGATATTGGTCAACTGATACTCCTGTTGTGTCTACATCATTCAGAGTGCTTAAACCCATTGTGTTGACATCAAGAGTGATGTTAGTTCCATCACCAATCTTTGAATAGATTTCTACAAAGTTTTGATTGATCTTTTGACCACCGGCTCTTAGCGTATCACCAGTATTATCATTTGCTACAACCCCTAAATCTAAATCTTGTTTTGCCATGTCTTTATTGTAAACTGATGTTTGAAATTATCCAAGGGCAATCGCAAGTGCCGTTGCGTCTTGGGATGCTGTTCCTATAAGCTTATTTGAAAGAGAACTTAAATCCACATTGACCGCATTACCATCTGTAGTGACTAATTGTAATATATTTGTACTGACATCAAATGTTGCCGTATCAAGAAAAGTATCAGAAGTATCAGTAATACCTTTTATCTGAGTCCCATTGGGTATTTCAATGACGCCATTATTTGCTTTGAAGACTGTAATACCTGCTAAATTGAGAACGCCTCCCGCCACGCTGACCTCGTATTATGGTGAAATTTGAGTAGGGCTTAATTCGATTTGTTGAGCAGTGATTGTTGGTCCTGCTGTTCCATCTGATCTTTTAGTCGTAATTTTTTCTACGTTAAAGAGGTATACAGAATTATTCGCAAAGTTTACTTCCAAATAAGGAGTCTGTAAATCTTGACTTCTCAATGCGCTTAGTCGAATTGTATGTGTTTTTTGAAGAGTGAATCCACCCAAATTATATATCTGTGGCATTTTACATCACCTTTATTTTCTCGGCATCAAGTTCACGTCCAAGTCTTGTGAAAATCTTTTCAACATTGTGAAGAGTAACACTTTGATTAGCATTATCAACTGTAATGATATCAAAACTTGCGTCTTGATTTTTGATTGTATCTACACGAAGTTCAGCTAGAGTCTGAACATTATCTCCTCTTAAATTAAAAACCTGTGGCATTTATTTTCCTTGTTCGATAATTTTTAACAAAATGTCTTTTTCAATTTCAACTGTAAATTTCTTTAGATACCCATCAACAAAATGAACTGTAAATTGTTTTTCTTTATAAAAAAGTCCACAGACTAAATTCAAATTAATACCAATGTTCGGATCAATATTCATTATATTTAAGTCTTTTATATTTTTCTCAATAAACAAAGAAAAATCTTTATATTCTTCTGTTGTTTGTCTTATCTTTGAGCATAGTGAACCTGAAAATTCAAGTTCTAATATTGAATCTTTATACTCATAATATAAACAATTTTTTAGATTAAAAAATTGGTCTTCAAGATGTATAAACATTATGATGGTTCACTATCTGGATAATTGATTGCTGAACCATAAACATTCCAAAGGCCCATACCATATTTAATATACCATGTTTTATAAAAACTTTCCCACTCGAGATGAATTACTGTCGGAACATTCTGTTGATGATTATAAACAACTCCATCGCCTGTCTTTGTTGGGTCATCAAAAATTCCTTCATAGTTCATATAGTTTGAAGGGTCAGCATTGATGAAAACATTTGCGGTTTGAACACTTGTTGAAACTTTAACTTCCATACCTTGGTCTGGAGAATATTCACCACCCATTTCAGGTAGATTGATATACAGATTATTACAAGTAGTGTTTGCGTAAAGATTCAATCCTCCACGATTTAGAATAAAGTCATGTGTAACAGTAAATGTGAAATCATTATTTGCTAAAGTTCGAAATACTGACTCTTGAGGAGGAGCAGAAGGATGATTTTCAATTACTTTTTGATAATCACCAGATATAATACTTTCTGTATTCGGTACTAACGAATCATTTTCAAGAAGAATTGTTGTTCCGCTGTGAGAGTGGAATCCTCGTCCACGAACATTCAGCACACGAACTGTAGCACCTAAGTCCAAACCTTCAACAAACTTTAGAATTTTATATTCGTTTCCGTAATAAACTTTATTTTTTGTTCCATCAGGTAGAGTAACTTCACGAACACCAGGAGGTGTTGTCAAAATGTCATAGTTCAATGTTGACTGAACAACACCGTCAATAGTAACAATCAAACCAAACTTGTCAAAAACTTCGTTTTCAAGAACAAATGTGCTTTGTTTTACAGAAGCAACAAAGATTTCTTCAAGTGCTGTTGATGATGAAAGGTTTGTTGAAGTTGTTGTACGAATTGTAACAATTGTCTCTTCAGGAGGTGGCTCATAGAATTTAAGCTTTGTGGTATTTTTGTTGAATTCAAAAAGATATGAATCAAATGGATCCTGAATCACACCACCAACGGATACAATTGCGTTGTATGTTGAAATAGGAACAGAAACTAAAAAGTCTGTATTTGCTCCATCACCCTCAAATTTTTCAATATGATTCCAGTTTCCAATCTTCAAACTATCCACATATTGTTTTGTTGCTACATCATGAGCATGTTCAGGTAGAGCAGCATTTCGAATCTTACCATATCCTAAATCAATACCATGCTCTCCTGTCATGATTGAATCAGGTGTCACTCGATTGAAAACCATTTTTGAATCATCAGTGATGCTCACTGAAGGTGTATATATTTTAAATTGTGTTCCAGCAGGGACAGGATTATTTGGCTCAACAGTCAGAAGTTTACCATAGGTAAGCGAAGTTATATCAGAATCAATAGCTTTAATCCATTTTACTTGACCAGTATCAAATACAAGAAGTTTATCAAGTAGATCGTAGTTGTTTGTTGACATGTCTGTGTAAAAGTCAGTCGGACTCACACCATCAATCGTAACAGTACTTCCCGCATCCGCACTCAAAGTAAATGTAGTTGGCGAAAGCAAACTTCCAGTTCGAACAAATAGGTCCTCTCCAGTTCCTTTTTTCGAAGTAATCGTATTGTTAATAAAAGCCATTTTTATCCTTTGAGAAACTTGATTATAAAACTTTATATTATTTAGAAAGCTTACTTTCTAATTCATTGATTTTCTGTTGTTGTTCTTGTAATGCTGATACTAAAACGGGAATGATCTCAGTATACTTAATTGATTTCACATTATTTGGTGATGAGACAACGGTTGGTAAAACTTTTTCCATTTCTTCAGCAATGAAACCAAATTCTTGTGTTCCGGGTTTTGCCTTGCGATTATATGTAACTGGCTTCATATTCATGATTGCTGAAAGCCCACTGTTGTATTCTGAAATGTTTTCTTTGAGAGTAACCGAAGAAGTAAGTGTCGGTGCAGTATCGAAAGAAACAAGACCAGCTGTAACTGTTAAATCACCCTGAGTCAGAGTTAAATTACCCTGAGTCACAGTTAAATCATCACGAACATATGCGTTTGATAGAACTTCAATATCACCAGAAGTAATACGCAATGCTGTTCCTTTTACAGTACCTGAGCTTCTTTCAAACTCACAAGTTCCGCAAGTGATGTCACCATTCTGAACATTCAAATTACCATCACTTACGTTAATTCCACCGGCTTGAACAAGAATACCATTTCCAACAGTAAGGTCTTCACCACAAGCAATGTAACCATTTGGTAATGAAAGTTGAGTATCATCTAAGTAAGATGTATCAGAACCGTTTACAATTCGTATTTGACCATTTAATGGTAATACAATAGCCGTATCAGATGAAATATCACCTGTTGAATCGACTGAATCAACAGAAGCTACTTGTGCTGAAAAATCTCCAAAGGTTGTTGATGAAGCAGAAGTCAAGTCAACAGTACCTGTTGATGATAAGTTATCTGATAGACTAACTGGCGAATCAATATAAATTGTATTTGCGGCCGTAGTTTGAATTCTTGTAGCAGCAGCCTCATTTATTATTCGAAACTGATTTGGGTCTTCACCTAATTGAAATTCAGTATTTGCTCTTACATGCTGAGATGTATTTACAGCCATAAGCCAAACTATTGAGGCATCACTTAAACTTTGTTCTAAAACAATATTTCCTCGAACATCAAGACTTGCTCCATCATCAAAAATAATATTATTATTAGCAAAGTTTAAGTTGCTATTCAATAGGTCAATTTCTGAGTTTGTTAAAATAATATCTTGACCTACTTGAGTAACATTATTTGTAAGTATAACCGAAGTTGCTGTTTCAAATTCAAGAGAAAGTGTTTTTGTTGTTTCTGTAGCATAATCACCAGTTTCAAAAAGAAATCCACTATATTGAGTAATCACACCACTTGACTCAATTTCATCAATATATGAAATCACACCATTATAATATTTTCGTGTGCTATCTCCTGTGATTGAAAAAGGAGCACCAAATGTGAATCCATGTGTGGTTGGAACTGAAAAGTGACCTGCGGCTGTTGAGAGTCCATCAATGTCAAATTTCATGGTTGGATTATATCCAAAAGCATCCATCTCATCAACGGTGAAATCAATTGAATTGTGGGCTGCGGTTGCTTTTGTGTTCGAAGTTAAACTACCAATTGTTGTAATCTCTGAAGCTAAGATTTGAACAGAGGCTACAAGATTACCCAGTGTCAAACGATATACTCCTGCTCCAGAACCCGCAGGATTTGAAGCAACAAGAATATTATCTGTCATCTTTAGCTTATCTGCTAAGATTTCTGTTCTTCCAGAAAATGCGTTGTATTCAGAATCTTGATTGATAACTAGTTTACCGCCAGAATCTGTGCTAAAAGTAGTCAACATACCTTGCTGTGCTGAACCGTAATCAATCACAGAAGCAAGTTTAGACATTGTGAATCCACCATCTTCAAACTTTTTAATTGTGACATTACCAAAGTTACCATCTACTGGCTCATAAGCAAGATAATGAGCTTCAGATAAAGCACTTGTAGGTATATCATCTGCTTCTGGAAACATAATTGTTTTATTTCCAGCACTGTTTGTAAGTTTTAAGCTTTCTTTCACATTGAGAGTATTAATATTAGCACCAACAACTGTAGCGGTGTCTGTAATATCAAGTTTTGCAAAACCAGCAGAATCGCTGCCCGAATCGTAAGTTGAAACTACTTTATCAATATAATTAAGAGTTGACGTAGGCATCTTTTATTTCCTATATTATTTTTGAGTAGAAGAAGATTTGCGAGTTCTTTTCTTTGGCAGTTGTTGTTTCAATACATCAATCTCTTCTTGCTGCTGTTTTACTGCTTCAATCAAGAGAGCAACAACCTTACTATATTTTACACCACTTGCTTTATTATTTTCAAAAGAAGCTAGATTAGGTACTACATTCGCTACATTCTCAGCAATCAAACCATATTCTGGAAGAGTATTTTGTTTCTTCTCATCTTTCCAGGTAAATTCAACACCATTGAGTTGTTTTACTTTATCAAGAGCAGATTCAATTGGCTTGATATTTTCTTTGAGTGCTAAGGCAGAAAGTTCAATTACAGAACCACCCACAATCGCATCATGTGAGAGACCAATACCACCGGAAACTACAAGAGCGGCGTCTGTGATTGAAGATGCTTGGATTGTAGAACTAATTTTAAAAGGACCCAAGAAGTTTACTGGATCACTCATCCCACTAAGAAATTCGGCTTTACTCAAGAATCCAAAATGAGTTTCACCCACATATCTTTTTGGTGATTGAATAACAGTAATGATCTGACCTGCTGTACGAGCAGAACTAAATGTAATTGTACAATCACTATAAGGAGCAGTAACATTTGGAGTAGTTGTAATTGAAGTTATATCACTTCTAGGTATACGAATACCGTTGATGTATACTTCAAGTTCATGTTTTACAAAAGGACGAAGAATCATTTTAAATGTTACGGTAGGATCCATAGGATTATGAGTCGCAGGCAATTCATGAACAAATTCATTCTTCACATGAGATAGTGTAATCCACTCATTTTCAGTTGCGTCCCAATATTCAAGAGCATCTACTCTATCAGATGAACCGGTATCTGTGAGAGTTGTACTAGCCATATCATTCAGTTGAAGAGCATCACGGTTCATTCTTAGCATTCCGTGTTCTGGTGTGTCTGGACGTGTAGAATGTGTACCAACAGGCAACTTAAAGAATCCAGTACTATCTACTTTGACACCATTTGGTTGAACAGTAAGTGTAGTTGACTCTGGTACATTAATTGTGTTACCAAAGTGTGCTGATGTTCCTGTACCTTCTGACCAGATTGTATATTTACCTGTATCAATATTTGATTCAACTTTGATTTCACCTTGTTGCAAGCCGTCCCAAGATGTGTTAGCTGCTGAGTACAAGAAATATTGATCTTGTTGCATGTTTGAGAGGTTGAATCCATTTGTATAGAAATGGAGAATATCGGCTGAATCATGAGCTTTGATTTCTGTATCTTGATTCAAGTCGATAACACCACCTAAACCTCTCCAAGTTCCATTTGTGAAGCCCTCAAATAAGTTTGTTCCAGCATTATAACGAATTGTTCCGTCTGTTGCTGCTGGGTGAGGATGCGCTCTTGGAATTGATTCAACAGGTAATCTTAAACCAGATTGAGTGCCTGAGAAATCCGCAGTGACACCATCCATTTTAAGAAGATGATTATGATTCTTTGTGATATTAAATCCAATTGGATTTTCAATTCTTGCTGAACCATCACCGTTTCCAGGAGACGAAGTATCAGTAGCGAGATGCCAAGCGTCAAGCTTTCGTGTTTTTTCCGGTTGAATAATAATATCTCCACCATCTCGAGATGCTGTTTTATACTTAACAGTACTATTTTGAAGTACTTCAGTAGGTGTAAAATGTATTGAAGCAGATGATGCCCTTGTAGTAAAATGATTATTAAATTCACTCCATAGTTCATAAAAATTACCATCAACTTCATATCTTATACCATGGTCTTTATAATTTAAATCAATCCACAGACCGAAGCCATTATCTTTTTGTATTTGTAATGCTTCAGATAAATTATTACAATCAAGAACCAATGTATCACCAGCATTAATGGGACGCTCACCGTTTGTAACACCACCAATGTCTAAGTTTGCTGATGCTACTGTTTCTGTCATGATTTCAGTGAGTTCTTGTCCCATAGGATAGATTACATTGATTTCTTCACCCATGCCCGTATTGTTTGCTGTTACATTAATTCTTCCACCAAAATCGTAATTTGTTCCACTGAAAGTATTCTGATTATTTGCAGCATTGAAATAATAGAAGTCGTATTGACTCGCAATCGCAAGATTATTTGGAGTAAAGATTACATTTGCTGTAACGATTGGAATTGGAGTTGTAACACTTCCATCAGCTAGATTGTTTCGGAAGTTTTGAATATAATCAGCTAATGTTCGTCCTGCTCCACCATCATATTCAACATCATTCAATTCATACTTAATATCATATGGAAAGGGTGAGCCATTTTGTTTGAAAACGAGTTTGTTGATATCAAGACGAACTTCATGAGGAGTTGTATGTGTAGGATCTGTTGCGTTAAATGGTAGTGTTCCAATTAATATCGGTTCTTTTTGACCATCAATTGTGTTTAGACTTGCGTAGTCAATTGTGAAAGTAAGTTGATCTCCAAGTGCTAATAGATAATCATTATTTTTTGCGTTACCTGTTGTAAATGCCCCGTCAGTGAAAATGTCACTTTCAATTTTTTGAACTGTTGGTGATTGTAAGTAGTTTGTGTGTGCAACATATGAATATGAGTTTACAGTTCCTGACCAGTAGAAATACTTATGTCCAGGTTGTGTATAATTTTTTGGAGAAAATGTAACTTTGACAACGGTCCCATCATTCACATCTCTTGATAAAAATTCATTTTTATACTCTTCATAAGAATTATAATCAACACCGTCAATATTATAGATAATTTCTGAGTTAGCAGTACTGCCTGGATTTGAAGGATCTGGTTCTAATACGCTTGCTTCTCTTGCAGAGCCTGCTGACGTTCCGATCGCAAAAGGAATTGTATTTGAAGTGATATTGGCCGAATCTAAACGATATTCAAAAACAAGACTATCTTTTTGATTTATGAATAGTTTACGAAGGTCTTGAAAGTTTCCACTTAAATATTCACCTTGAGCATAAGTTTCTTGAGGAACATCTGAGTCACCTGGAATCTTTGAAATAAAATAATTACGAATTTCGTTTGATTCATAAAGTTTAATACGAATATTTTTAGGTTCCGATGTGCCTTGCTTTGAACTCCAAGGGAAACGATTACCACTATTGACTAATCTTAAATGTGCTGTTGTTTCGAATACATCAAAACCTGCTCTTTCTGCTGAAGCACTATTTCCTCCGGTATTCAACACTAAGTTATTATCTTGAACTTGAAGAGTTTCAGTGGTCAATTCAACAGAATCACCCAAAACACTTAGGTCTCCATCAATGATTACATTTTGATTAAATTTTGTTTCTGTGGAAGTTGTACGAATTAGTTCTGTTCCTCCCAAAACAGTTCGAACAATTGGTTCTGTGAGACTTGAGGGAGCAATAGCAGGGTAAACAGTTGAACCCGGAGTAGGATCTACAATCTCAATATATTCACTTGAAACTGTATGACCTCCAGCATTCTTGATAATATTCTTTGCTTCAGCTTTAATTGCGGCATAAGTTGCTGCTGCTGTAAAGATCGTATTATCGTTTTCGTGCCCAGCAACTGTATAATCAGTCGAAAGAGTATCGATTTTAACTGAAGTATCAGTATCCAAAAAGAAACTATTTGCTTGAATGTCACGAATACTAAGACTACCGAAATTGTCATACCTTACAAGTCGATTTCCACCTCTTGTAGGGTTTGCGGCATTTAGGTCGTCAATCAATTTGTTAGTGGTATCAAGCCAGTTACCAAAGGTTTGACCAGTTACGATTCTTTTGATAAGTGCCATTCGTCTTTCCTAAATTATTTGGATATTAAATGAGATAAAATCTTTTTCATTTCTTCGATTTCATTTCGAAGAGAAAGAATCTCGTTCTCTTGATTTTGTAATTTATTGTTGAGCTTGTTTTTTTGACAAATATTAAGTCTATGATTATTTATGTCATCTTTATTTGTCGCAACAATCGCTAACGATTGACGGTCTCTTTTATAATTTTCAGTAAACACCGCTCAAGTCAATAGAGGTTGTAATTAAAGCTGAAGTTCTACCCACAGCATCTTCGATAATTAAATTGAACGTATTTGTTGTGTTTGCGGAAGCATCATACTCAAATAATTTTGTAATTCGTTTATTTTGTATTATATTTATACTTTCAAAACTTGCTGGATTTATTGATTCAACAAAACTAATTGCTGAAACTCCAACACCAGCGTCAAAGATATTTGCTTCTACCCAAACTTTTTTCTTGTCACCGTCAATCATTGATTTTTTAATTGTGAGTATACCATATGGATCAGCAGGAATTGGTTCACTCACAAAATCAGTTTTACAGAATTTCTTTTCACCTTCTAATGTTCTCAACCAAACATATAAGTCATGTTGACCACTACCAATGATTGAAACATCTAAATTGAAATTGAATTTGTATTTACCAACGCTGTCAAAAGTCAAAGGAGTTATAGGGTTCCAAACAGTTGGTTCACCAGAATCATCTATAAGGAATCCATATTCCATTGTAGTAGGATCTGTATCTGTATCGAATAAAACATCAATTTGATTTGTTGTTCCTCCACAATAACCATGAGTATCTACTTCAAATGTTTCTAATTCAAAATCTAAAACTCTCAAAGCGATACGATAATTTGTTGAAATCAGACCATCTTGATCTCGTAATCTCAAATACATGATTTTTGGACCATCAATATCTACAGCAGGTATTTTAAATTCTTGAGTAATGGTACCACTTTTTGTCAAAGGTATTGATTTGAAATTATCTGGATCTTTAGTAAAGCCAATCGCATATGCTTCAATCGGCACTCGAGTATCTGGTGGTGGTGGCGGTGGTGGCGGTGGTGGCGGTGGTGGTCCAGTCGTAAAAAACCAACCTATTGGATTTAATAGGTTTGATGAATTGTCTGTAATAACATATCCAAGAGGCACCTGAACATTAACTGTCGTAAATGGTCCAAAAGGATTGATCGGAGTGATCGTAACTCTTGATGGGCTTGCTGTATATGTAACAACCGCAGGGTCAGCAATCCAATTATCAGGATCATTTGGAACACTGTAAGTCACGCTTGCTGGTATTGTAACTTCTTCACTAAAATCAATTATAATTTGTGAATTCACAGGCACATTTGTAGCAGCAGGCGCAGGTGTTGCTGATACAATAGTAGGTGCGGTGGCGTCAATAGCTAGATTAGTCTCCCACATAAGCCCAGGAATCCTACCAACACCCTCTGCTTCAAGAGCCTTATTGTCGATTAGATCTCGATATCTAAGAATATTATATATATGACCATCTTTTAATTGTCCGGCCGGAACTTGAAAGTAAAGACAGTTATGTGAAAGAGTAGAATCAGCAAGGTTAGCAGGATCAATTGCATTAGCAGTTTCCCAATGAAGTTTATCAGTAGTAACCTTTGTTTGTCCGATCACACTATATGTACCATCTTGAGTTGCCCAGGGAGAAGAACTAATTGTCAAATAAGCACTCAGACCTCCAGGAAAGCTACCATTGATTTCTGTAACATCAAGCAGAGCAAGTACTGTAGATCCGCCATTGACTACTCGGTCTTCTATTCTACTCAAGTTTGGTAGAGTATGGTCATCAAGAGCTTGATCATACTCTAAGTAGAAATAAGCATCACTAGCAGGGTCTACATTAATATAATAAAGAGGATCGCCCATGATCCCTAGGTTTTTTGAAATACCTGATACACCCGGATAAGCAAAGTGAATTTTCTTAAGAACTGGTGCTGCCATTCTTTATTCCTTATGGTTTTGATTCAATGTCAAAGACAAGTGTTCCTGTATAGTAACCACCTTCTCTCTTTAGATTAATTGGTGAAGCTATCGTTGTAATTGTTGGATTATCTACCACTAAAGATAATTGAACACTGCTTGTTGTTATATGACCATTACGATCTTTTGCGTGAAGATATACTATGTTATCTGGACCTACGTTTGACAAAGCAAATTCATTTGTGCTTCTTGTCTCACTAAATGCTACAGATTTAGCAGGTGTTGAAATATCTTCCCAGAAAGCATTATAAAAGTCAATTGTTGGTTGAATTGTAAGAGCATATTTCTCAACTTCAACTAAACTATCCATATCAGCAGTAAACACCTCATTTGTAATACCTGTTCGTGAAATCGATGCCGCACCGTCAACTAACATGTTTGAGATCGCTAACGAGGTGCCATCATGAAATGCTTCAATACATGTATTACTTGCCATATTTCCAGCATAGTCATAAGCATAAATTTCATAAACATGAATTTCTCGATCAACAGAAGCATTTGTATAAATGGGTGTGTATGCTACTTTTGTATATTGATTGACTGATGATTCTGTGATATCTTCATCCGCATAAACAAAATGCCCTGGTTCATTCTTCATGAAATCTACCATTCGAGAATCTGAAACAGGATTTGTTCTTTGTTCTAATGAGAAGAGTTTATAACCGACTGGCATCAAATTTGTATCGTCGAAAGTAGGAATCGCAGCAGCCAATGTTTGAGGTGCTGGAGCCGAACCTTTATGGAATTGTCGAATATCTGTTTCAGGTCTTGCTGCAAGACTTAACTCACTTACAGAAACTTTACCCTTTGCGCTTGCTACATTTAGAATTGCGGTATCTTCTGCTGGTGTTCCTGTATAACCATTCACAAGAGCAAACACTTCTGTTGAACTTACACCAAAGATATCTTCAAGCAATACAAATTGAATATCAAGTCCAGTTGGTGGAGTAAGAGTTGAAAGTGTTGTGTGAAGCTTAGGTGTTTGTGCAACATGTGTATCATTCACAGGGACTGTTGCCATGAGAATACCATTATCATACAATTCGTAACGATCAATACCTGCGGCATCTTTGACCTCCAAGTCAAACTCTACCCAGAAATCTGTTGATGGTGGAGGATCAACCCAAGGACGAATTTCTGAAACTTCGAATCGTGTAATCTCAGGAGGTTGACTATCGTAATAAAATTCGTAAGGTACTTCAACAGTATTATTAAATGTATCTTTTACAACTAAGAAAATTGTATGTGGTCCATCAGGAAGAGCTACCATCGTTGTTGCGCTGAATGTTCCTGAATCGACTGTAGTTCCTAAAGCAAAACCTACAGGTGCTGGGTAAGAACGGAAGAGTGTTGAAGCACCGCCATCAAAATTATATCCAAGAACTGATAATGCATAATCATCAGTAACAGTATAATCAAAATTTGTTTGAGTTGGATTTAGATAATACTTATTGATTGGGCTTGCTGACTCAAATGTGACACCAACAGGCGCAA